CCATTGTAATTTGTCTAAACATTAATTATTTCCCCCTCTCATCATGGTTAATATCCGCGAATTGTTGAATACTAGGTCGGTTCAAAGATGATGTATTCTGCTCCTCTAACTTATCCGGTATCCCATTATGGTTCTTATCGATGAACATGCCACACAGTCCTACAATTGTCATAAGTACTGACGGCACGAATATATGGTCAATAATAAGTATGCCTTTATCGATAAGTTGATTAGCTTCAGGCGATACATCCCCTTTAATTGTTGATAATACATATTGAGCAACGACTAATACCATAGGGACTAGCATAACGAGGACTAACGCCCTCGTTGCTAATACACCTGTTGGCCGTATGCCAGCTATTCGGATAGACTGATAGGACCGCTTGATGCGGTTAATGATAGCTAGCTTATCCATTACCCCTCCATGCTTTTATAATTTCAATTGTATATTGAAACATCTTTCCAATGTCGATTAAATCATCTTCAACCATTTCTCGTAAATTTTCGATGATAGACCAACATTCTGCAAAAAAGGGTATTAGCATGAATACGTTAGCAAATATGTGGTCCAAGAACAGCTCGGTATTTGGAATCGGGATATCCGGCAATGAAATAAATACGATGGATAATATCATCCAGGCCGGATACTGTATGCATAGTTTCTTTAACAAATCCCCTCTAAGGCGTTCACTCATTAAATATCTACGCCGTTCACCAGTGGTTTCATCAATATACCTACCTTTTCCCCATCCGTACCAGGCTAACGTTGTTAGTAGTGTAATAGGATTATTAGGTCTGTGATTATCCTTGTTATACCGCAACACTTCTGCAGCAATTCGTTGAATTGTGTCCACAAATAATAATGTAGTGGTTAAAATAATCACTACCCCCATACTGACTATATGTTCGTGCGATATACCACTAATGAGCATTGTTAAAATATCATTAAGAATATCCATTCACTCCCCCATGCCCTTATGGTTCTTCATCTAAAGCCATTAAATCATTGTGCACACATCCTTCTGTTGGGCATGTACCGTCTTCGTTCAAAGTCGCCCAACAGTATTCACAAAAGTGCATCACTGGTACATTAGATTTGATTTCGTAGTTATCCATTATTTTACCTCCTTAATCTTGGCTACCATTTCAGCATTAAGTTTTTTAAATTGTGCTTGTAAATCATCATATGGCACATTAGCCAACCGTCTGCGTAGTAACGCTTGGTCTAGCGTTGCAAATCGTGCATCGTAGTACTTCTTAATATCTGTAATTTTATCGGCTTTAGTTGGAACATATTCAACTATAGGTGGATTTACAAATTCACCATTAACGTATGCTTTCCCATCAAGAAATGCATCTAACATAGTATCATCACCATACACATAATCAGCCGCATCTGGATATTGAGCTTTAGCTTGTTCTAATAATTCTGCTTCACCTACAGGTGCTAACATATTATCTACAATTGATGTAATGCGTTTGCCGTCCGCATCAAGTACGTGGATATAATTATTCATGTATTCCTCCTAATTAATGAAAGGACATAATAATGAATAGCACTGTTAAGCACTATCCTAGAAATGCGTATCTTCGCATGCACCGCAAAAGTGCATGTGTCGAAACATTTAAAAGTTTGTACAAAAAATGGCTGCCTACTCGCTTTGGAATCGTAAGTAAATCAGCCATTGAATCATATCGCATTGCCTATGATCATATTCAATCAATTGCTAATATGCCTATTAACTTAATCAAATACTCTGATATGCAATGCGTTATTGATAATATGAGAGATAACGGCCTTTCTTATGCATCTGCCAAGAAGGTACGTACATTACTCTCATTACTGTCTAAGTATGCAATTGTTAATGATATTGATATTAAGGATTACACTCCCTTTCTAAACCTTGGCCACGATATTAGCGTGTATCCTCATAAGCCATTTACTCGCCAACAGATTAATCGATTGTGGAGCCTTAATACTACCGATACATATGGAATTTTAATTCTTCTATATACTGGAATGCGTTGTGGCGAATTGCTATCACTTCGCAAAAATGATATTAATCTCCGTACTAAATGCTTAATCGTACGTCAATCTAAAACTGAGGCTGGCCGTAATCGTCTAATTCCTATTCATAGTCGAATATTGCCAATAGTTACAACCTTGTATCACAATTCATTAGATAACATAGTACCTATTTCTTATGCTCGATTCAGTAAGCAATTTAAATCAGTAATGACTTCAATCAAATGTTCACATTCAACCCATGACTGCCGTCATACAGTTGCCACCTTATTAGATAAATATGGTGCATCGCCCACTGCTACTCGTGCTATTCTTGGGCATAAACATGGTGATATAACTACAAAAATTTATACACATAAGGAATTGCGTGAGTTACGCAAGGCCATTGAATTATTGCCCTAGAACCAATGGGGAGTTGAAAGCGAACTCCGTAATGACCCTACAATTACTAATGCCGAAATTGTTAATGGATACTCTCATTCTGTTTGGGTTACCTTTCCTATTGCCTACATACATGAAGTATTCGGCGTATATGCAACTAAAGGTGCTGGTGTGTATTGCCCTGGTACTCGGTTATACAAAAATGATAAGTTTGTACTAGATCACAGTGATAGAAGAAATGGACTTGTAACTCATTGGCTAGCTATCGGCATGTAACCAATGGGGAAAGTCAGACATCGCAGTTACTAGGACTATATACGATGGAGCTAGTAACTTTATAATACCTTTTACTTTTCCTCCGTTCGTCGCAGTCACTAACATAGCGCCGGCAACCTTAGATAATGATAATTGGACGAGTAGTGCCGTTAAAGAAATAACAATAAACAGCTTTACTTATATGTCTGCACAAAATAACGTCACCTCTATACGTTGGGGCGCTATTGGATTTTAGCCAATGAGGACCATTCAAAGAAAATCAAACGACTGTATCTTATTTAATTTCTTACATAGAAATATTTGGCACTGTAACTATGATGAAAGACGAGCCTAAGAAATTATATGAAGCTAGCGTTCGAGCAAATAATATTACTACTACTGGATTTGAATTACACAGCGGTTATGTTGGCAATCATATTGCAAAAGCTATAAACAATGGCTTTTGGATAACCATAGGTCGCACATAACCAATGGGGATATAAAACAGATAATCTATCAACATACCGTCAATTCGCTATTAGCTTATTATTACCATATAGTTCTAAATACATTCCTGTGGTAGTTCCGGAATATTTAGGAAATCCTACATACGATAGTAATTTAGATAGAAGTACTGCTATTAGTAGAGTTGATAAAACACTGACTTCGTTTAAAGCTTGTGTTGATGATAGATGTACTGGATTATACTGGATTACAGTAGGTTCATAACCAATGGGGACGTGATAACTATGATTCTGATGAGGCTAGTCATTGGGTTACATTCCCAATAGCATTTAAAGCGTGCTATTCAGTAGTACCATCGATTATTGGGCCTTCTAGCGATAGCATTAAAGTTTACGATATCAACAATACTGGGTTTGAGAAAGTTTCTTATTTTAATTTTAATCCAGAACATAGAACAGTCTCGAGAGCGTGTCTTTGGTTAGCTGTTGGTAAAGCTTAATGCCCAATGGGGACAGACTTCTCACAATACATCAGAATATCAATCAAAAGTGACATTACCGATTAGATTTGTTACGCCATTTAAGGCGATTGGCTCAGTTTTTGATTCGGCAGGCGTATCGAGTACCAACAATTATGACGACGCAATAAAATTAACATCAACTGATATTGCATTTAGATTTTATGGACATAGTTATATCGCTATAGGCTTATCGTAACCAATGGGGAAAATCACTACGTGGAAACGATAGTTCGTGGTATTTACAAAATACCAATTTTCCAATTGCATTCAATAATGTATATGCAGTTACAACAGGATTGCCAGATAGTGCCAAAGGACCATCCTCAAATAACTCCGATAACGCTATAAAGTACACAAATACAACAATATCATTTGCTCGATTTGAGCATTTCTATATAGCGATTGGCAAAAGTTAACCAATGGGGACATATAACAGATGGGAAAGATGTTAATAGAATTATCTCTGTTTCATTGTTACTTACTTGCAATAGTAAATATATAGCAATTCCAGTAGGTGAATCTAATAATATTAGCTTCAATGATGCACTGGATCACACGTGTGCTGTGATAGCTAAAACATCAACATTATTCAAAGTGCAAATAGATGATTATATGACTGGAATAAGTTGGGTCTGCTTAGGGATATGTTAGCCAATGGGGATTAGGAGAAAACGAATACAAAGACTTAACAAGTAGCAAGAAAACATATAGTTGTGTTCTTCCAATTCCATTTGAGCACAAAGTCTTATATGCGTCTGGTCAGACTGAAACTAACGATAAAGTTAATCATTATACATTTGTCAATATAGCACATGCACCTGAAGAATCGACGAAAGAAAAAGTCGTTTTTTATACATGGATTGATTGGGATTGGTCATATGTAAAGTTTAGATTAGCGTGGATGGCATTCGGTTATTAGATTGAAATGCCAAACGAAAACAGACTACATTTGATATTTGGGTACTTAAATACATTATCATTCGTGAACCATACTTTGAATTTTAATTGGTCATATTCGGTTATTAAATTCCAATCTGCTTCACGTGGATTTTTGTATTCAGCCTTAGCAAAAAAGCAGGTAGAATAAGGAATTATCCAATTATGATATTGTCCATCTTCGCCGCTTACTCCCCATTGGATAGTGAATCCATTAGCAAATTTCACAAACCCATTCTCTTCAAGCCTTTGGGCCACGATGCCGCCCATTCCAAGAAGATTTTTTATATCCTTCAATGTAGCAACTGGATTTTCTTGCCAGTTAGTCGCACCAAGGATTTTTGCAATCATAGCCGTAATCGCTGGATGAGATGAAATATCTGTGTTATGAGTAGCTAATTGAGTCTTTAAATTTTGAAGAAGGCCTCCGTGTGCCTCAGGATCTGTGTTGTGTGCTTCCAAATCATGCACAGAGGCTACCCCATTATCGGAAACGATTGCTTGCACATTTTCCGCATTGCCAATTACGGTAGTGATAGTAAACGTGTAGCTATCCATCGGCGTATTCTTATCAGGAATGTAGTCAACATAGTTGCCGCCGTTTGTGTAAGAGAATAGCACCTCTTGCCCGTTTTCACCTGCTTTGGCCATGAGCCCTATTTCTCGTGCATAAAAACCGGCTTCAAGGTTTTTATTCGAGAGTAGCCCTTGCACCATGAATTGTCCATCACCTGTTTTAACACTTTTAGTAATCGCCAATTCCAGGCGCTTATCAGTCAACGCCGTAGCGCGTGGAATTGATGCCGGCATGTCGCCTGTACCGATAACGATTTTGGTAAAAATCAAAGCCTGCTTACTCGCATTAGCTTCCGCAATAGTATTTGTCCCCGCCATTGTAGTAATGACGGCAGGATATTTCGCCATGTATACCTCCTATATATGAATAAATTGGTGAACGGTAATTACGCCACCGACATAAAGCTGTTGCGTTTGTGGACCTGTCGCGATTTTCAAGCTAGGTTCAGCTACGGCACTGCCTGCAGCTGTTGCAATACCACCGACATACACACCGCCTGAATTAATAGCGTGCACATATTCGATACCATCTAGCCAGGACCTTTTATTCTTGACGAATTCTAATATACGGAGCACGCGCTCTCGTATATTCGGTGTCATCATATAACCGGACATCTGGAGTTTGAAATGGTAAGGCTTCCCACCATCGTATCCCCAGTTCTCCACAACTTCGGAGTCTGAATATAGTTCGCCAATAGCTTCCTCAACTAATCCAACGGTGCCCTTTCTTCGATGCCAAGCGATAGAACTCAAAATTAATTTAATCTTTTGTTCTCTCGCTACAGCTTCATCGTAGAAGTCAACGTGTAAATGCCAGGCTAACTCATCAAGTATCGGCGTGCTTAACTCGTCGAGATGCGACAGGATAGTTAACCTATCTACAAAGGGCATCAACGCCATAAGTCGCAACGTAACCACTTCAGCTAAGGCTTGAACATTAGCATCATTAGCAATCGAGCTCGGTAGTGTATCCTTTAATTTGAATTTGTAGAGATCATTCATGCTCTACACCCCCATATGTGATAGTCTTACCAGTACACTGCGCCAATTCCACTTGGTAGCCATCTTCCTTCTTGCCGTCTTTCACAATAGTAAATACAGGGGATGTTACGCTAACACGTTTAGCCCCAGCTTCCATTACACGACGAATCAATTCAGATGGAATAATGTCGCGGCCCACTTTTCCGGATTGCCATTTAATATAATCCGTAACGGCCGCATCGACACGACTTTTAATTGTATCCGCATAATACGAATTATCCGAATCAACGTAGTACTGAATATCGATGCTGTAATTCTTAGCGGTAGGTGCCTTTACTGACACATTATCGGTAAGTGGCCGCACTTTCTTATCGGAGAGCGTAGTTTCCACTAATTTAAGAATTTCTTCCCCTGCAACTTCGCCTGACACGAGGCCAGGATATACAACTACATCCCCAGGTTTAGGCGATACCACTTTCACAGAGCTAATAAGGGCCGATGCTTTTTTTGTAAAAAATTCATAAGCCCCTTCTGCACCAGCACATGAGAAGCTTTCAGGAGCTTCCCTGATACGTTCACGGAACGCATCGTCCGTCTCCGTATCGGCGCCACCTTCAGAGATTGTAATATTGGTTACACTTGCAATATATGGAATCGGATCCACAAGCGTGGTAATCGACCCTACTGGGTAGCCGCTCCCTTTGGCAGAGGCTTCCGTACACACGGCTTTTACTTGAACCATTGTTTCATTAGCCGATAAATAATAAGGCTCGGTTGTTGCAAAAAACACATTATCCCCCGCTGTGAAACGAGTACTTTTAGGAATCGCTATTCCTTCTGGTCTTGCCATCGATGCGGTTAGCTTCATAGTAGTGACTGCGCCCGTAGCTTGTAAGCGTTCCACGCCTAACGCAATGCCGATATGGTCTAAGTTATTTCCCCTAGCATAGGCCAGAAGATTCTGCTTGCCCGTATCGTTGATGCGGTTTAACAATAAAATCACAATGTTAGTAATCGTTAATAGGAATAAGCGAATAGGGTCCGCCGGTGCTAACTTTCGCCCAGTAACAGAGGTGTAGAGGGCGAATATTTCCTTTTCAACGGCTTCTTTATCCGCCGTGACAAAGTTGATTTCAGGTAAATTCATTATTATCGCCTCCACGGTGGTAAATTAATAGTTGCCCTTATATCTACATCAGGGCATTTCAAATTAAGGTTAGCCGGCAATATCACATAATGAGCGTACTCTTGATTGGCTTCTAATAATACGTTCATGTAAGCTTCGCTGCCATACACTTTAAATGCGATACTGTCCCACATATCGCCTTGGATGGTTCTATACTGCTTCATAGCCACCTGCGCTTTCTAGCCATTCATCTTTGATTGCGATCGATACCTTAGGCAGCAAATGTCCTTCTTCCACATCAGTTGCTTCTGTACTTTCAAAGTCAACGGACACAACTCTGCAGCGTGGCTCATATTCCGCAATTGCACGAATCACCTCTGCAGATATTCTGGCCATAGCTACAGGTAAAGGCAAATCAATTACAGTACCATCGATACCAAATCTTCTATCAAGTGGAACGGAAAATTGTGTTGTAGAAATTATGGTCCGCACATTTTGAATGATTTCAGTAAGAATATCCTTGGGGGCTAAATCAATACCCTCAAGACGAGCACTTACATCAATTTGCATTTGTATCGCCTCCTTGTTTAGGTGTGATTACAACTTTAGGAATATCAGGCGCCTCCTTCAGCGTCACATTGATGGATGCAGACAGCACGTTGCCTCGATTATCAATCGTATTCATAGCTGCGCTTATGCTGGTAATCAGTAATTTGTGTTCACTAAATGGCTTACCATTAATAATCAACTGTTCGGCTTGTCCTTCTCGACACATCTTGGCCACTTCTTCAATTTCTTTTAGAGGGTCAACGCCCAATAGCTTATTAAAGTTCATCGTAAAAGAAATATCATCCGTATCAGGTCCCAAGAATTCAAGTATCGGCTTTTGCCCTATGATTTCATGGGACGCTGTTCGTGCGTTGATATTCCGTGCCAATGCATCAAACGTACGTACCGTGTGGGAGGAAGCAACAAACACTATCTTTCCAAAGCTTCCTAATTGGCGCTGCGGTAAGTATCCGCCCAGACCAAACTTATCCGCTAAATTAGATAGGCGAGAGTAAGCCACATCTCCTAATTGTGTATTTTGTAAATTCTTTAATCCTTGCGAATTAAAGTTTTTCTTATAAGTAGCAGCAGTGCTGCCTAATTTGCTAAATAATGATATGTTGCTCACCTCCTATCGATTCGGCGTTCCTGTGCTTCCGCCTCCAGGAACGACACCACCATGCGTGTGAGACACTAAACTAATTCCGTTGACTACTACATCCCCAGAAGGGGCGTTGATGGTTAGGTTACCTGTGCAATTAATAACGAGCCCTCCCCCGTCGGCATCATAGGAGACGGTCGATCCGTCCGCAAATTTGATGCCGTGGATATTCTGCCCATTAAAAGAGGGCTTATCCTTGGCATTATACGTAGTGCCTAAGATGTAGCCCTGGGACAAATTATTATCTTGAGGTAGGAATAAACATAATACCTGTTCGCCAACTCCGGGCATCCAGTAGTGTTTATTCTTTTGTGATCCGTGTGAAAGTACTTCGAGTGGATATGAGACTAAATCATCGCGGTCCGGAAATGTTACTCTTGCCGTCATGGTAGAGGGGTCCGTACTAGATACGATTCCGTCACGAATTAAATTTTTTAACGCCACACTAATATCCATCTAAGCACCTCCTTATATCTAGGCTTTGTGTATATCCGCCCCCTACCTTATGGGAGCATTTACTAATGATATACTTACCATCGAATTTACCGAATCCTTTTAAATTGATTGTGGCTGATGCGGCCAGCACGATATGGCCAAGCATAGCAACAGAACCAGTAATTTCATTCTTGTTCTTTTCGCGTAACTTTTTCTTGGCCAAGCGTTCCGCTTCCGCCTGAGTCTCACAACTTTGGTTAACTTGTAACATCTTGCCTTGCGTTTTGTGCGGGTCCTTAAACGTATACTCAATAGTATCCTTTTGCTTAGTGCTCTTGTGCTTTACGTGGCATCCCCAATACACATCCTTTAGTGATGTCTTTAACGAGTAGCTACCTTGATAAGGAATGACTTCCCCAAGCTCCTTAATTTGTTCTTCTGTGAGATCCGTAGGCATTGGCCCCTTAATCAGCGTTGCGACTACTTTTGCTGTTTCAAATTTTGTTTCATCAAAAATAATCACTTGCTTGTCTGAAACCTTTAGCGCCAGTCCGTTATCCTTACAGACTTTCATCAAGAATTCTAAATCAGATTGGTCCGATTGCTCGACCCGATCTAAATTAATTGTCTCAGGTGTATCGTAAAACAATTCAAGGCCTGCACCTTTCGCTAGTTCCTCCGCAACAGATTTGAGCGTAGTCTTCTCCCATGACTTACTCTTTAATTCCCCTCTTAACTTGGATTCATCTGGAACACTAACAGCCCCTATAGTGACCTCGTGCGGTGGGTTTTTACAAGTAATTTCATCAATTTCAAACTGCCCGCATTTCATTTCTATCTCGTCCCCGAGTTCATTCCAGTTATGGAATACGATTGATGCGGTTAACTTAGCCCCTTTTTCAGGGAACCAGTCGGACATCCAAAGCTCCTCTATATCGTGTAGTGTTATTGATATATCGTCAGCTTCTCCCGACATGACGTCGTTATAGCTGAAATCCTTTAAATACGGAACCAGGTCTTGTGTGATATCCTTTTGGTCATACTGCAGTTTGACAGTAACATAGCGCAAATTACTAGGCATAGCTTACACGCCCTTTCCGGTTTTGGATTTCGGCAAGGCGTGCTTCTAGGTCATCCATCGCTCCGCCTACAGCACTTTTAATTTGTTGTACAGCACTTGCATCCGCATTACCATTAATAGTGATGTTGATTGGTGCTGATACAGATACAGCGGAATTGCCTTCACCAGGTAAAAGCCCCATCATAGCACCAGTTTGACGCCATAATGCTTCGGCCCTTGGTGTCCCATTAATTGGAATGGCAGCTTCATCAGATTCTTCTGCAAACGTAGTAAGGAACGCGCCTTTCCCATAAATACCGCCTTTCGCGTTATGTTGTACTGATTGTCCATTGGCCGTTGCGGTGCCCTCGACTTTTGCCTGAATTGGTTTACTGAAAATAGATCTAACCCATTCCCATTTTTCACTAATCCAATCAAACAAACCTCCGAGTTTACTCATAACCCAGTCATAGAATTGGCCAAGCGCTGCTTTAGGGTCTTCCCATAATAGAGTGAACCAGGCTTTTACTTGGTCCCAGTTAGCAATTAACCCCATTGCCGCATAAATTAACCATCCTATAGGACCGGCCGTGAACGCGATAATGGCAGCTGTAGGGGATTCCCACATCGATGTGCAGAAATCGGATACGGCTTGAAAATGTGTACCTAACCAAACAAATGCCGCTATTAAAGCAACAACGGCAATAATTACGAGTGCTATTGGATTGGCGCTCATTGCCGCATTCAAAGACCATTGCGCAGCAGCGGTTGCATACATGGCAGTACTACTTGCTACCATACCTGACCTATGGATGCCCGATGCAATCACATTACGCATAGTTGCTACACGTTCCGATTCCATCATAAGTTTATAAGCTGCATGGGCCGCCGTTACGCTGAAGTAAACCGCTTTCACTGCTTTATAGGCAATTACCATCCCTGCTACAGCAACGCTTGTTTTGATAATGCCTTCAGTGAGCTCAGGATGCTGCCCTGCAACTTTAGCCACGTAAGCGGCTTCATTTGCTAAGGAGCCGCCCAATTCTGCAAGAGTAGGTAACATCGTACCGCCTATAGAAATTGCTACTGACTCGGTTGCGGACTGTAATCGTGTCATCGCGCCGCGTGCATTATTCTGCATTGTTTCAGCCATAGTAGCAGCTGCGCCGTCACTGTTTTCAAGCTCTTTTGTTAACTTATCTAACGCATCCGGTCCTTGATCAATTACAGCTACCCAAGCCGATGCGGCGTTGGTACCGAAGATAGTCGCAAGGGTAGCAAGTTTTTGCTCCTTGCTCATATCTTTAGTCTTATCCGCTAAGTCGCGAACAATTGCGCTCATCTTGCGTGGTCCATTGGTATCATTCATAGCAATACCCAGACTGTCTAATGCGGCTCTTGCTTCTTCTTGTTGTGCCGTGGCTTCACTTAATGAAAGCCCCATTTCCTCAATCGCTTTAGTCGATTTAGAGGAAGTCCCCGCTAAACGCAAGAACCCTGAACGTAAGGCTGTGCCCGCGGCGGATGCCTTGATACCACTATTGGCCATAAGACCAGTAAGTGCAGCCGTTTCTTCTAAACTTGCGCCAAAGGCGTGCGCAACTGGTGCGGCGTACTTCATTGTTTCACCCAACATTTCAACGGTTGTATTCGTGCTAGTTGTAGTTTTAGCAAATACGTCCGCCATATGGCCTGCGTGTTCGGCACTTAATCCAAAGGCAGTAAGGTCATCAGATACGATATCAGCAGTACGCGCTAAATCCGTATTGCTGGCCGCAGCTAAGTTCAAAAGCCCTGGCATACCTGCCATGATTTGTTGAGAATTCCAACCGGCCATGCCTAGATATGTCATGGCTTCGCCCGCTTGTGTTGCGGAGAACATTGTTTTCTCGCCGAGTTCTCGAGCCGTGGCGGTCAATTGTTGCATTGCCTTATCATCAGATACGGTGATTGCCTTTACCTTGGACATCACCGCTTCAAAGTCTGCAGCTTTAGATAGCATTCCAACGAGCGGAGCGGCCATTACTGCGGTAGTGGCCATAGTGCTACCTAAATCACTACGAGCACTTTTAGCATTAGCGTCAGCGGCAATTTTATTTTGCATTGCTTTTCTAAGTTTAGCGTCTTTAGCTGCCGTTTGGTCTAAAGCCTTGCCAACCTTCTCTGTTGCATTGCGGTAAGAGTCCATGGAGATAACGCCTTGCTTTAATGCAGAATCTAAAGCCCTTTGTTGCGCTTTCAACTCGGTCATTTGTGAACCGTACTGCGTCAACGTGCCTTTGGCTTGCTGCATCGAGGTTTTAAAGCCTTGCGCTAAGGCGCCGTTTATAGCAAAAGCAATCTCAAATACTTTACCCGCCATGATTCCTCCTTTCCTTTAAATTTATGTACGCAAAAAGCGCTTGATGGATTAGTCCTCTTCCTCCCTCAAGCGCTTTTCATCTTCAAGAACAAACTCTAAATCATCTATCCAATCGGCTATTTCAGCAATTGGGGTAGACATCCAAAAGTTTATGCCTCCACATTCTCTAAGGCGGATGGCTATTCTTCGGCATTGTTGTCCGGGAGAAGTCCCATTTTCTCTACCGAACCACGCAATAAAAAAACGCTTACCTCAGCACACATCTCAGTGAATTCGGAGATTGGCATTGTCATTAATACCTTTGCACTTTCTTTTAAAGCTATGGCGGCAACTTCTGCCTGAAACCGTTTAGAAAATGTAACGTCTGGGGTCATATCGCCTTCACGGCGGACACGGAGTTCCGCCTTTGTGAAGTCAAACCCAGTTAAATTATGTAAGCCTTCAATTAGCTTTTCGCGATCATATGTAGCCATTATTTACCTAATGCCTCCCTTACGGATGCTAAGTAATCAACACCATTGATTACACAAACATAGTTGAATTTATCAATTTCAGTACGAGTTTTACCACCGACAGTCATTTTGAAATATACAATTTCAAACTCTGTAGAGGTATCGGTTTTACTTGCCTGTTCAAATTTGCCAAGACCGATTTTCTTAGGCATCACTTTGGCATATACGCTAACTGCTTCCGGTACTAATTCACCTTTTGCAGAATCGTATAATTGTTGCGCACCACGAATTTCGATATCATGCACCTTTTGACTAGCCAGGTCGGTCACATCTTTGTCGATGGTATTCCATTTAATGGACATGTTCATCGCCTTAGTTTGACCAAGTACACCCAAATCAACTTCGCCGGCAATGCCTGCGCCCTTGATGGTATCGCTGATAAATTCGATATCAGGTAAGGTTACATCGGCGTAACCATATAATTCTCTGCCAGAGCTAAAAATGGCAAAGTCAATCAACTTATCTCTATGTTTAGCCATGAGTTACCTCCCTCTTAATTAAATAATGTGCTCATGTAAGACGAATCATATTCTTGAATAAAATCGATTTCACGAGCTGGCGTTGGAACGCCTAAATATAGATGGAATCGATAAATTCCGTTCAACAAATCTGTTATTGGGTTTTCGGATTCCAAAAATTCAACACGGGCGCCAAGAAGTGCGCCGGATGCTACGTGACCATTTAGCCAAGCATTGGCACTATTCACAACGTTATTAATCAAACGCTTGTTACCAGGGTCGTCAATTTTAGACCAGAAGGATGTAATCAACGTGTTGGATACCCAGTTAAACATACGACGTACAGGAATAAAGGAATCCTTAACGTCTGTATTAGATGGATATGCTGTTGTACGATTGCCCCAAGCTCTCCATCCGCCGATGAAATTAAGTGCAGTAACGACACCTTGGCCGTTCAAGTATGCTGCTTCATCTGGGCCTAAATAGATTTCAGTACCGTCTTTCAACACAGCACTATCCGCTTGCAAAGACTCATTGGACGGAGATTTGTAAGGAATATCATCATACTTAGCGTCTGTCTTAGCCATAAGGCCAGCTAGCTGTGTGGATAAATGGAATTGGCGATTAGCTAACGCTACTTTTGGCCAACATAAGATTTGACGTTCATCGACGTAGTTCTTTTTATTTTTCCATTCACTAACGGCAGTTGCTTTTTTAATTTCATCTGTAGGGGCATCACATAAGGACATAGCCTGGAACATACCGTTGATAGTAGTTTCCTTTGCTTTCATTACAGCCGCTACAAGTGTATTATGGGACCAGCCTGGCGCCAATAAGTTACCAGGGATTAAGCCAAAGCGAGGGAATACTTCATTGATAAGTTCCAAACCTTTACGCTTACCTTCTGTATCTACACCGCCTACAATATCATCTGCGGTTACCATAGATGGGTCCACGTAATCATAAGATACCCAAACAGATGTTGCGCTATTAAGTGCCCCTGTAGATACAATCCCAATAAGCAATTTGCCTTCATCGTTAAATGTCGCAGTGTAATCAACATTGATAGTTGATGCTACTCCGCCATTGGTAGCAGATACCTTTAACGTATTGAGTAATACCGGGTCTTCAATTGTTACGACTTTATCCTGAATTTGTTTTTGCGTAGACGCTAACGTCTTCTTATGTTTCTTCGGATCAAGAACATTGATAAAAACTACTGGCGCCATCCCGAATAAAGAAAATTGGGAATACATCGCTTCACATAATGTGTATTTGTCCCATTCTTTGGAGTACCCAAATTGAGTAGTGGCAGATGCGTAATTGTAGCACAATACGGCTTTATTAGCTTCCGCTGGGTCCGTGGCCAAATGCACAGGTGCGGTGCCGACATAAACCGGTAATGCTGCCGTAGCTTCTGTCATAGAAATAAGAGAAGTAGGTACCTCTCTTGTATAAATTCCGTGTCTATAGTTTCCCACTATCTACGACCTCCTTTTTTAAATTCAAGGTAAGCGGTATTCATCGCTGTACCTTCTGTTGCTAATTCTTGTTGTGCTTCTGCAATCTTATTAATTGGCACAAACAATAAGCGTAGCATTGCTTTATCTTCACCTACCGTAGCAGGAATACCGTCAATATAAACGGTACCCGTGGAAAGACCTAATTCAGCACTATTAGGGCCTAAGTAGATTACTTGTTTAGCATCTTTAGTTTTAACTGTTGTTTCCACAGTTTCTGTTGTTTCATTTACACCTTCAACTGGTGCATCAGCTTTTGCCATTAAATAATCATCTCCTCTCGTATTTGTTCGATATCATATTTAACCGTCATAAATCCCTCCCAATACGGATACGCTTGATCCGGAGGGATGTCGGTATCAATTCCGTGTTTATCATCCATTACTAAACGATATCGCTTAGCAATAACGGGATGGGCCAGTAGCGCTTGCCGCGTTGTTTCCAAAAAGTTGGTAATCTCCATCCACCCTTTTTCCACGTCTTCAGAGTACACTCCATGGATTAGAAACAATTGGACAGTTGACCCCTGCAAGGTATCCTCAATCTTATTAATTCGAATAACAAGATGTGGGTATTGGTCCTCCTTGGATGATTCTTTCATTTTTAAAAATCCAGGTACAACTAATAAAGGATTCCCCTTTACTTGTGCATCATCACTATAATAGTTTGCATGCACCTGCCGGAGAAAAGTGCCTAAATCAGTTGCCAATTGCGTAGGTGTCATCAATTACCCTCCTATCAATGCGTTGAGCGCGAGTTCCATTTGCTTTTGCAATTCCTGCTCTGCTTTATCCCCAACAAAAGCCGATATCTTGGCGCTACCTAGCATGCTCGGTACCGATGGGCCATAAAATTGACCTATCGGATACCTGTCAGCACCCTTACGGTACATCGCCCCAATATGTCCGCTTCTCATACGAGCAATAAAAGCATTAGGGATTGGCCCCCCACCACCGTTCCGCATTACTTGTGCTACAACGGTACGACCTTTCCGCTTAGGTGGGCGCTTTGGTGTAACTCTGAATTTAGTTAGGGTTATTGGGCCACCTTTAGAACGAATAAAGGCAGATAAAGTCGTCCCCGCCTTATCCACCTTTATGGTTTTATTAATATTCGCTTTAGAAATCAGGTAGTCCTCGTTAACACGATCAACTATAGCCTTTTTGATTTTAGGTAACGCTTTGTTGATAGCTTTTGCAGTAGTCTTCGGAGTACCAACAACTAATGCATCTATCTTAGCCAACCCGTTTTTCAGCCCTTTTATGTCAATAGTTACACTCACGAGTTATTCCCCCTAAGGACAATGTTTAGCATACCCATGTCATCTTCACATGATTGAACCAACATGATGCGTCCGTTGAATCGAAAGATTTGATTGTACTCCGGCACCTCAGGTAAATCCCGCTTGGCCACGTGTACTATAATCGTATCGTAAATCAGCCCTTCAATATCCTGGCCCATGATTTCGACATGCTGCTTATCGGTAAGGCCTTCTGCCACAGCATAGCACTGCGTGCCGTTTAGATTATGCACTTCGGCAAATTCATTCGAATTGATAAACACCTTTTCGATGTCATTTTGCACAAAGTCCTTAAATCCCATGATTATTCACCTAAAACGTCGAGGAGTTCTTCACGGGTAGCGTCTTCAGGAGTATCCAATTGTTCAGCAGATACCATTACGCGAAGTGCTTCATCAGATAAAAGTTCCAAGTTAACATCTGCATCAGAAGCAAGGATATCGGAAATCATGTCCGCCTTTGTGGCTTTGCTTACAAAATCAAGACCAATGGATTTGCCATATTCGACCAAATCCGCATTTGTCATAACGCCTAGGGCTTCAGAAAAAGAGTCCCCGTCGTTACTTTTATTATCTCCACTGACTACAATCACAGCACCTAAATGAATTAAGCGCTGTTCTTCTTCTGTAGTTAAATCGGAGATAATATCACCAGGATTATACACATAATCGCCGGTATTAATTGTGTGCTTTGCTTGTACAGGCATCAGTCTTACCTCCTTTCAATTACAATACGTCCGCTACAAAGTAGGAATCCACATCAAATGGAACGTAAATTGGGCGGGATTGCAATTCTAAGAATGCCGCATCAGGGTCGCGTGTAACCAATCGACGCATTACATATTCCCCTTCATATGTTACAAAGTCCATACCTTCGCCAGGAATGATCGTATTTGCACCATACAATTTAGTAAATTTGGCCATATCGGAAGCTACCAATAATTTACCTGTAGGTACCATTTCTTTTTCTTGACCGTCCGTAGGGTCTACATAGTAGTTATCATAAGTAAATACGTTACATTGGATTTGGCCACCCATGAAGCCAACATAGACAGCGCCTTCTGCCATTTGTTCAAATTGTAAAAGTCCCATTTCTGTACGACGATTATCGAACAAAGCCAAGATTTTTTTATCGGAAAGCATTACTTCTAATGTTTCAGAGTTCATTACCAATGTATTTGGATTGAAGCCAGATGCTTTTAAGCATTTCTTTTTCCATTTAATGATGTTGGCCACAATTTCTGCTGCAGATTGACCCCAGCGGGCGGTACCTGCCAAAGTTTCTTTATTTGTAAAATTGAAGTCTACAACATCGTCAATACCTTCACCTTTAATATGAGCTTGGCCATTGAATAATACATCGGCCGCCATAACTTCTTGAGAGCGTACCAAGTTGTCTTTTAATTCTTGCGTATCTTGCGCTAAAAGTTGAATAGCACGTTCTTCAGGAGACACAGCGCCTGCAAAAGGTTGTTCACCTGCTAAACGAACCTTGATATCGTTTTCAGTGATAGCACGTTTTTCTTTCTTTTGTGCCGGTTTGTAAGTAGTTGTAGTCACACCGGTACGTTGAGATAATGGCGCTGTAGAGTTAGGCGCTACCCAAGGTGTAATAGTGCGGCGACCTTTTACAATGTCAAAAGAAACTGTTTCAGTTAAGAACGTTTTTGTATCTTTAAAAAATAAATCTTTCAAAAAGGATGGCACATCGGGAGTACGACGAACCACCGCAGCTAGTGTTTGAGGTGTGTAAATATTATCCATGTGTCCTCCTTATTAACGGAAATAAATGTTGCAGGCTTCAGCTTTAACTGTGAAGTCTTCCGCTTTCTTACCAGATTTGAATACTAAACTAGATGTAGTAAATTCACCTGTTACAGCAATTTCTGCCACTACATCACCTTTTGTAGCATCAATATCAGCCAATGCTACGCCGTATACATCTTTATCTGCACGTTTAGCTTTTTTAGACGTAGCTTCAATTTCTAATACTGTACCTGCCGTAATTACTGCGGCATCTTGACCGATTGTTACTTTTTTAGTAACAACTGGCATTTGTGTACCAGCGATTAGAGGTTTATACTCTAATTTTTGTTCTTCCACATATGGCATATTGTCTGCCCTCCTTATTTCTTAACGCGTGCTTTCATTACACGATCAACAATTTTCATCGTTTTTTCAGAATCATCGATATCCTCATCAAGTACTTGACCCGGAATCGTGTCAACTGTATTAGATGCATTGTTAGCATCTTGCAGTAATTGTTGTAATTGATTAGTTGGTTGTTCAGGCTGTGGCATATTGAGCAATTCAACCGCCACGTCTTGAACAGTAGCATATGTTTCATATTTAGCGCGATTGATCACTTCTGCACGTGCTTCGTTATTAATCCCATCAAGGGCCTGTAATCGTGCACGTTCAGCTGCAACGCCCGCATTAAATACTGCGTCATATACTTCCGCATATTCAGTACGCAACAATTCAGCAGTTACTTCCATTGGCTCTTCTCCTTTCTCTTCATATTTATCAACAGGCAGTCCTTTGAGTACATCCATACTCATTGGTAAGCCATTGACAATTAAGTCAGTGCCTTTACGGCATGCAACCATTTGCAAGGATTCATCTACACTTGTGCAGAACCCTTTTTCCAATGCTTCCCTTGCTGTTAACCAAGTTTCGTCATCCATCATGGTCGCGAGTTCTTCACGAGTTAACCCTGTGCGGGCTTCGTATATATCGATAAGATTTTCTTTAGTTTTACGTAACGATTCAGCGGCTTTATCAAAATCATCGGCCTCGCCATATACATAGGAGCTTGGGTTGTGGATCATCATTTCACTACCTAGCGCCATATGGATTTCATCGCCAGCCATCGAGATAATAGAAGCGATGGACGCGGCCAAGCCCTCGATGATAACAGATTTTTTATTGGGCAATGCGCGTAATCTGTTGTAGATTGTAACGCCTGCAGATACTTCGCCGCCTACCGAGTTAACATGCAAAACGATGTTTTGAGCCGGGTCCAGCCCTTGGAGTTGTGATAATACGTTAGAAACGCCAGTATCTTCGCCCCAATAATCCGTCCCGTTCATGACTACGCCGTAAATATCGACGTCAATCGTCTCCGCTTCCTGAATCAGATTTAGCGGGGTTCGAATTTTGAACTGAAATTTGTTGTCCTTGTTCATTCAACAAGCCTCCTTCATCCATAGATTGGTGTTCACGAATACGTTGTGGTAAGATTTCATTTTCATAATCCATACCGGTAAGCTCTGCGGCTTCCTTAGCACGAGTACTAAATGCATTCTTAACACGAATTTCTGCCGCAGTAGCTTCCTTCTGTGGGTCTAATTGGCCTTGTGATGGTCCGTACCACTCAGCACCTAGCCACGCCTCTCGGATGATTGGATCATCGAAGAAACCTGGTGCGTCAATGCGTCCTAAAAGAATAGCCATCGTAAGCCACTCTTCGTAAATAGGATTACAAAATTGGGTAATAAATTCGGCGCGTTGGGTTTCAACAGACTTCCAATATTCGAGTAACGCCGCTCTTGATGCGGAGTAGCTTTGGCCAAAGTGCTTAACTAAAATTTCATATGGAATTTCTAGCGCAGCGCCTACGTGGCTGATGAGCGAAGACGTAAAGTCTGCAAAGCTCGATGGTATTGGCGTTTTTTCCGCCACATTTACCTTCTCGCCTGGTGCTAATACGTTAACTGTGCCATTGCCTAATTCGATTGTTTCATCATTTTCAGAATCAACTTGGTCGTCTTCGTCAATAGCAGTTCCCAGTGACATATCATCCGGCGCCTCCGATTCAATGAAGATAGCCATCAAGGCATTCACCAATACTTTCATGACTTCCGCATCATTGTACCGGCTAAGCACTTTCAAATCCTCGATTACAGGAGACAATATAGGGATGCCACGCAACTGGCCACTTCGCTCAATCGTCATAACTTGGATGATGTTCCGTCGTCCAGATTGAGTACCGTACTTTGGAATATATGTGTAGTCATGATCATCATTAAAAGCGTTATATAGTTTATTCAGTACATAGAATCCAACAGCCGCACCATATTTATTGAACTTAACGCCGTGAATTACATCGTTATTCTCATCTTCTTCACGCCCCATATATTTAGGCGGAGAAGCAACAAGAATGGATTCGACAATCTGCAATCGTAACGGATACGGGTTCTTATCTGTTCGATTAAACAGTAGCGGTAAATTTACAAAAGCATCACCATACAACAGTTTTTCATAATAAGCTAGAGACTGAATTCCGTAGAAATCAGTCTGTTCACGTGCATCGCAGTGCTTGGCCCACATTGCAAATTCACGTTCCGTCTTACGTTCCCAAGCGTTCTTTTCTTCGAACGTTAGCCCCAACTCCTCATATCGGATATTGGCTTTAAACCTTAGGCCCGGACCAATAACATTAGTTTTATTCGTCTTCAGTGCGCCAGCTGCAATTGGTGTACCTTGTTGAAGGTCTACCGACCTTGCCCGTAGCATTCTAAAGTTAGCATCGATATCGTGCCTTGCATCCTGAGAGTTAACCTGGTACCCTTTGGCGCTAGATTTAAAACTATTAGCGCCGTGATTAGAATAGCCGGAGTTTGTTTTCCCCCCAGAATACTGCGTTGCTTTGTGCCTGCCCGCTGCGGTTTTCATAAACTGCTTCTTGCGTTTACTCATATATCCCGCGGAATGACACGATATGCACGACGTCGCGGTCTATTCTCGAGCCGAGCTACTTCGTTGCGCCAAAAGTTGATACGGTCTTTCACCTCTTGCACATTCGCACGAGTTAACCGACGATTACCAATGGTATACTCTTTACCGGTTGCTAATGCTAAATCCGCCTCTAGCCAGGCTTGCAAATGATCTTTTGCCTCATATATTGTCCATTCTGCCATCCTTTCACCTCCTTTCACGCATTAAAAAAGCGCCCAAATTGAGCGCTTAGACTTGTGCCATGCATAGATTGGAACATCATGCTTATTAAAGCCTGTGTTTCCACATCCGTGTGGCACAATATCTCCATATGTTTGATGTCATGAGCTGATATATTTAGACCTTGCTTATATTTATATAGAAATTCAGGCATTGCCTTTTCTATCATTAAAAATAAATAATAAGGGATTGCGTTTCGTGGTTGAATCACTACATATTTAGCATCAACTTGTTGCGCGGTAGCTAAATACACCAATTCCCCTTTACTAGCAGATACTTGCAAGCAAATACAGCCCTGTGGATATATTTGATTCTTCTTAGGTCTCCCCAGTATATCCGCAACTTCCGTAATTTTAATTTTCTTGTAATTTCTTAACATTACACAAACATCTTTTGAAGTAAATACTTTTTAACATCTTCTATTTTTTTTATCACAGCTTCTTGCTCCTCGACTGTAACAGCACTTTCGGATGATAACAAAAACTCTGTAAATTCTTTTACAAATTCATCATGCTCTTTCTGCGCGTCAGGATCTGTACAAACTAGTTGCTTTAACATTTCCGCAATTTCTAAGCCCAACGTCCGACTTTCTCGATTAATTTCGTTCAGTTCCTTAGCAAGCTGTACCGCATCTGGTATGTCTTCAGGCTCAAAGCTGTCAATATAGCGTGGAATATTCAAATTATAGTCATTATCTAAAATAGTAGACACGCTAATATTACTAGAATATCGCTCTATATCTGCCCTGTCCTTGTACGCTTTAATTACTTTTTCCACCTGTTCGGCGGTCATTATATTTTTATTTTTGTTCTTAACGAAGTCTTTTTGCGCATCGATAAATAATATATCGGTGTTAGCTCGATTTTTCTTAAATACCAATATGCATACAGGTATACTTGTATTTGTAAATAGATTAGACGGTAGCCCTATGACCGCATCAAGTAGATTATTGTCAATTAGCTTACGTCTTATTTCTCCCTCTGCTTGCCCTCTAAACAATACACCATATGGCAATATAAATGCAGCAGAGCCGGACGCATTTAACGAATAAAGTCCGTCGAGTATAAATGCAAAATCAGCTTTACTCTTTGGAGCTAGCTTATATCCTTCAAATCGTTCGTCCATTTGTGGAACCCAAGATTGACTATATGGCGGATTGCTAATCACGGTATCATATTTTTTACTCTCTAGCATATCTACTTTAGATACTTGGCCAAAGCCAGATACCGCGGATTTTACTTTATAGTACGCAAGCTCTTCACCAGTAAGAACGTTCTTCTCCACTACTTCTGCATCTATATTAGCTATTAGTAGATTGAGTATCATAAAGGCTATCGCATTTTTTGAATACTCTTCAAGCCTTAGTGTCACGGTAGTATCCGACTTAAATTTAGCCAAAGATAATCCGCCTATCCCAGCACATACATCGCGAACATCACCGCCGGAGGTAATACCGCCGATTATATCTAGCACGCATTGTGGCGTGTAATCTTGCATATAGTTTTTTCTATCTGCACTATGTTCTTCGAATTCAGCAAGTAAGGCCTCATACGAATAGTAAGGCTGTATCGCCTTCAAAAGTACCGAACAGGTATTCGAATCTAGCAACGCCTTTGTTAGAGCTGTAGGTATCTCGTGCATTTCACGAATGTTTAGTTCTTCCATAATCCTTTGTAGGATTGTCATAATCGTATTCCTCCGCCTCTAACACGTCGTCTCGTCCGTTTCTTTGGTGTATCGCCAGCCTTGACTACACGAGCTGTATTTTGATACGGCGTATACTCCTCTTTACTATTCCGCGCCTCTAAAGCATCGAAATTCGGATTCATAATAGCGATAGCAGCTTGATTATAGTTTCTAATATCAAATGGCTCATTTCTTTTACGCCCTGGTCGCAGTACCCATTGCTCTTTGAAATGGCCATTAACTAATTTAGATACTTTCATCTCTGCCAACAGCCCCTCAAAGTATTTCTTCCCATATCCTTTTTCATGGTCTTTTGGGAAATGGCAATACCTCGGCTGGCCCTTTTCTTGGTTCAAATCGCTATAAATTTGTTCCTTGCCTGTATCTACGCCAAGCTTAAATAATTTAGTTTTGTACTTCTTCAGCTTTGTAGGCAAGCCGTCAATCAGGTCTTTACCTGCGCCACCTACGCCCTTAATAGGATAGACACGCTTATGCCATCTAGTTGAACAGTATTTATATACCGATTGTGTCTTACTACCGCCTGAGTCAATGCATGTAACGGATACGCCACGCTTTCTGCCATCGGCATAAGACCATGTTCGATTTAATATAATATCGTCTAATTCTTTCCATACGGCGTCGTAAGCGGGGTCTCCATATAATCTGAAATATTGTATACCCCAGCTCTCATAATCTTTCCCCCAGCCGACAATTTCACACTCTAAGCGGTCGTCCTGCGTATCGACGCCACAGGTTAAGAGTAGTACTCCGTCCGGTAGCTCCACTCCGTAGTCCTCCCTGCGTTCGTAAAGTTCTTCCGATTGTAATGTTTCTGTATCCTCTTCATAAGGAATACCCATTTCAGTGTTAAAGAATGTCTTAACGCCTGCCGTGCCGAGTTTAGTGGCTTCCTCGTATTTATCTTGAAGTTTCCCCCAAGACGCCCAAGGCGAGCCAAACGCGTTCATGTGAAAGCTTCGGCAATTGTACTTCTTCAAATTCTCCGGCGCTTCCGCAATCCATTTACCCTCACGATACAGTTTCTTCCACTCGAACTCTTCGGATAGTGTTCCGCAATGATCACACGCCAAGTAGTACTTGCCTGTGTCCTCGTCTGCGTGGAATTTATCCCATGACGGATATACATATTCACCACAAGCAGGGCACTTAATGTGCCATACCTCTTGCGTACCACCTAGATACAATTTCTCTATCCGGCTGGTACCTTTGGCCAATGGCGTAGATGCGTACACGTGCTTTCGATTGTAGAACGTATTAGTACGCTTTTCTGCTAGGCTCAAAGGGTCCCCTTCCGTGCCTGCCGATGCTGGATAGCGGTCAATTTCGTCCGCTAGTAATACACGAATTGGCCGGGATGCCAAATCTGCTGGAGCGTTCGCACCGACTAATGTCAGGTAGCCGCCTGGAAAGGTCTTATTCAATACCGTATTGCCACTGTCCCGAGATTTTACATCGGCCATTTTATCGTTAAGCACTTTCGTGTCACGAACAAAAGGAGCAATACGAGTTTTAGAAAACTCTTTAGCTATATCTTTTGTAGGCTGCATGAACATAATTGGCGACGGAAAGTAGTCAATAAAATAACCCAACACATTCTTAATGAGCTGGGTTTTACCGATTTGCGATCCGGTCATATAGACTACTTTTTCAACGTCAGGGTCACTCACCGCATCAAGCATTTCCTTTTGATAAGGCGCCCTATCGGTGGAATACTTCCCTGGTTCAGCGCTATCCTCCGTGGAAAGAACTACATTAGCGTTGGCCCATTCCGACGCAGTAAACTTTGGCGGCGGCTTTAATACACTGGCCAATCCTTTGAACAGGTTGCAGGTGTGTCTCACTCGCCGTCACCCGCCTCATCATCATCCACAATGATATCATCGGACTCATCGTGGAACATATTAGGGTCATATTCAGACAATTCCGTTAAGCACTCATTCACCTCATCAAGAAGTACATCTTGAATGACTAACAGATTCGTCTCCCCTAGCACTTTAGGTGCTACTTTTAACGGCAACGCCTGGAGCTTACTTTTAAAGTTATTCAACATTCGATTCATTACGGCTTTAACTGTGTTAGAACGATGCAATTCTCCATTCATGATCTTCAGTTTGTTCTCTTCAATCATCCGTTTTGTTCTAGTTAACAAAGTTCGTTCCGCATCATACCCGCTTTCACGTGTTTTCTTTTCGAGTTTACTTTCTCCGGTTTTATACGCAATAAATGCTTGTACTGTTTTCGCAATATTGTACTGCCCGCGTTTTTCCTTTTCAAATATACCGTCCTCGGTCAACTGCTGAACCCGTCGAGAGCTGATTCCAAGCACTTTTGCCACAATTTTAGATGATACTAATTCGTCAACGATTGTTACGTTCGTCACAGTCTCGCCTCCTTTCAAAAGTTGACCGTTTTTGAAGCCGAACTGCAGTTCGGAAAAATAACTAACTAGCTATTCCGCGGGGTTCGGATGACCCACGCAAAATATTTTTCATTTGGAGTACCTTAATGGCCCCGGGTATAAGTGGGATACTAGCCCCCATACATACCTCCTCGCCAGTGCTGTTTGCGTGAATGTTTCATCATATCTTTAGCAAAGACTTTAGCTTTACAACTTCCTTTGCCGCCTAGGACAATAGCATTAGCAGTACACTTATTACGTTTGTTATGTAAACAATCTTTAATATGACAAGTAATATCTGTCATACTATTCTCTCCTTTCTATTGGCAGTCAGATTCTATTTTATTTGTAGGCTTAATCAATATCACCATAGGAAGTAATTTGTTATAGTTAAGTATTCAAGGAAATCTCTTATGGTGTGTATTGGTTATCAATCACGGTTGTTTTTTTAATATGTCAAAAGCATCTCAAAGGCATCGCAAATTTATTTTGGTAATTTGTTATTTGAAAGAATCACATTTGCCAAACGAATAGATACCCCCCTATGATGATATTGATTAAACCCGCATATAAAAAGACCACCTAACCGTATAGATTAAGTGGTCTTTTGCTTTAGTGTTCTAGGGTTCACTGTGTCGTTGAGAGATAGAGTGTTTGTTTTCCTATTAACTCACACTATCATTATAAATTGTCAAGAATGACATGTCTATGACAATTTTATGACAATTTTGTATTGAGCCCTATCACTCCCCATAGAAGTACAGATAGTTCTTCTATCCCCCTTGCAATATACCTATGAATAGTACGTACATCCGGCTTTTCAGGGAATGATTCTGCAATCTCTTCTAATGTTTCTCCATCAATATAATACCTGCGCATACACTCACAATACTTAAACTGTTTTGCGCTACACTTTTCAGCATAGATATCGAGCATGTTATTTACATGTCGCATCATCAGTGCGGTTTTTTCTTTACTCTTAACAATGGCATTTACCCTTACTATGCTATTGTCGTCAAACATATCAACTAACAGTTCATTGAGCCACATGTCCTCGGCTTGTGTCGAATCCGAGATAGCATTGTCTACATAGGACTGTAGCTGACTGTAATGCTTTAATAACTTGATTGTGTTGTGTCGAAGTTTACGACCAAGTTGAGCGTTTTCTTGTTTGGCTAATTCATAGTACGTTTTGGTTGCCACCTCTGTGGCCAACCTTGTGATTTTCTCAATATCATATTCATTCAAATAGGTTTCCCCCTTTTTATTGTTTATGTTTTAGTCCGAATTGTTTACCAGCATCATAAGAAATAATTAAATATAATCAGTATTTACACTACAATAAGCCTACCTTTGCTATCAATAGGATACGATTTTATTTCTAAAACTACATGGCCTTTATTTTCATAGCCATATTTCTTTTCCCATTCACGGAATACCTTTGTTAAAGCTGCGCTTAGCTCATCAAGATGTTCAGTCTTAACATTTGATAAATAATCACAAGCCCACTCAGCTATTTCATCATCAACATCATAATCGCAAATATCCTCGATCACTCGTTCGGCATCAACTTTTGGCGTGTAATAATTAGGATGTCCTATTCGCACAACTCGTTCAGTCTCATCTGTGAGGAACACCTCTTTTAAATCAGGTTCACACTCCATAAGATCATCGATGGCCTCTTGTATTGTATCTTGTGGCTCACCTGCATTTCCATAGTCATCGACCCAACACCATTTATTTTTATCTTCAATTAGCATAATATACCCCTCAATGCAGTCTCTACCAAATCGCATTCACTTTGACTTGTATAGTATTCCCTAATTTCCAAGGCTTTATTACTATCGAGCTTATCTTCCACCAAAAGCAATATGCGATCAAATTCATCTGTTATCATTAATGAATATGAGATTTTATCTCTGTCGACGATAATTGTTAGATTATCAACGCCCAACATATACGGATAGTTATTTCTGGCTTCAATAAACTTAGCTAATTTGCCAACTTCTTCGCTTGTTAACATTTAATCATTCCTCTTCTTCTTGCTTTTCCCATCCGGCAACAATATTTATTCCAAATCCATCATATAAATTATCAACGTAGTCAATCTCATAAAATGTTTCGTTTGCACCGATATAACATTCTTGATCTTGGTCACATTTTTCTAAATACTCAATTAATTCATGCACTGTCATTTTCAACGCCCTTTCTTGATGTAATCTTTTATAGCAATAACCCTTCACTCTGCACATAAAATTTTAAAAATTATAGTCATTCACACCTATAGGAATATGCCCATATTTTCCGTGATGTGTAAAATTACATAGTCTTCATCATCCTGAATAATCTCATCAGCCATAGTTCCGATGAACTTTCGATTATCGTTTTCTAGCACACCTGCCAACTGTAGCCCATCAAGAATGAACTTTTTGGCGAATGCTACATTATCTGGATCGTGCCTGGTTGATGAGTGCCATTCAAATAGTAGGTCTACTTTCCCATTAACCGGCTGTATCTGTTGAGACACACATTGTTCTTTAACCTGCTCAGTACACTTCTTTTTCATAGCAGCGGCAGCTATAGTCGAACCACGCTCACAATCAATGTACTCGTTCAACGTAGGGAACCTATCATGGGTTTTCTTTCTAAACCGAAACTGACACCGTAGGATAATCTTCATCGGTGAGATTCTCCAAAAAATATAGCTTCCTCATAATCTTTGCCACGTAATCTATCAATTACTCGTTCGCTATAATGATCTTTTGTTTGGGCATCATTATAATTGGTTGTCAATATAACCGGCTTCATATCATGGTATCGGCCAATAATAATGCTTTCAACTTTAGTGTGAACCCAATCAGATTTAGAATACTCGGCTCCAAAATCATCTAATAATAACAAAGGAATATTCCTGAGTTTTTGTTCATAATTTAGAAACGCTACTCTATCACCATTTGATAAGGTGAGCATGGTGTCCAATAGACTAGGCATAGAAATCATCATACAGCCCCGCTTTAACGCTAGAATCTCTTTCAAGATACTAACTGCTATAGAAGTCTTTCCAGTGCCAGCAGGGCCCCTTAAAATCAATCCTTTGCCACTTTTAAGATTTGCCTCTAGGTTATCCACATAATGTTTTACTACAGCATATGCTTCTGAATTTTCTTTAGGAAAGCTGCCATACTTACGTAACCACTCAAAATCTATGTCATAGTATCGCCGAGGGATACCAACAGCAGCATAGGTTCCATTGACATTATCCTTAATCACTACAGGCTTAGCATAAACAGGATAGAAAAACTCATCCTCTACCGTGGACTCGTTCGTACTCTGCTTGCCAGTCGACTTCTTCCTTTTTTCGAGAAACGTTTCTAGCATTTCCGTTATGTTTACTTGCTCCAAAATCTTTTTGCACCTCCTTCTTTAGATTCCCTTCCGTGACAGTTTCAACATACTTGATACTATTACCGCCATTATCAGCTGTGGTGTTGATAGCCACAATAACTCGTTCTTTGCCATAAGACTCAACCAAATCATCTAACCGGTCTTTAATGACAGGTGATACATCTCCGATTGCTTTCATGTACAAATCATAAATGGGTTTATTTTTTACTTCATCATCGTCAAACATAGATAGAGGATTTTCATCTTCGCGCGCGCGCGTATCTCTCTCTATATTATTTTCTTTCCTTTCCTTTCCTTTAGCTTGATTTGCTTCATTTGGTTCGTTTGCTTGAAGCATTTGCTTCGTTTTGCTTCGTTGTTCAGCACTCTTAAGACCACCTAAACGTCCAGCCTCACTACGTTTTCTGGATATTTCAGCTTGCTTATTTTTCCGGAGCAAATTTCGTCGAATAAGAGAGGGCGACCAAAAATACTCGCCATCCGTCTCTAGTAGCTCACACTCATTTATAAGCAAATTTACAAATGCTTCTGCTTGCTCTGTTTTGCTTAAATTTGCTTCATTGCTTGAAGCATTTGCTTCGTTTTGCTTAATTCCGAACGCTATGCCTAACCCCGTGAACGTAATTTTATCCATTGGTAATCTATACTCTTCCTGTACAGCCAACTGCTCAATCAGTATCCACCACCACGCATAAGAAATTATGCCGCATAGCTCTTTCATTACGATGATTTTAGGGTCATTACTAGCATTAACATCGTGACTGAAGTAATATACATCCTTAGCCATCTATTACTCCTCGTCTGCAAATAAAGCCCCTTGTGCACGTTTACCAGCAATAAACCTTGCACATTCATCAATTAAGTCTTGCACTGAAATAGCAAATGTACGGTCTGCATACTCTACCGACAACCAATCAGTCTTGAATTTCAGTTCATCAGTAGAGTTTGCATCTTGTATAATGCCTTCAACGCTGACTTTCTCCACCACATCCTCGATAACGCCATATTTAAACTTGAATGACCGTACGACAAACGGGATGTTAAACTCCTCCAGGAATTCAAAGTTCTTTTTCATAATAGCCTGTAGTCGGCTGAAAGCTTGCATAAGTTCAGGTCGTGGATCATCTTTAGATTTAATGGTAAAGACATCTGTCAAGCCTGTAGCAGATGGTTTCTGATAGGCGATATTGATATCGTTATCTGTAATTTGAATCGATTTAACAATCATAATTGACTCCTTTCTTGCTCGACGATTACATATTTACCAGTAGCAACCTGAACAGCTTGTTTAAACATAGCTGCATCGGAGTTTTCATCAGATAAATGAAGTAATCGAATGTCTTGGCACTTAGTAAGGTCCATAGATTTTAGGAATTTAATAACATTCTCTAGCGAAAAATGGGATTGAATTAATCGTTCCATACGTTTCTCATGTAGGCATCCGTCATCAACGCGTTGGTTTAAGATTTCATACGAATGATTACATTCAACCATAATGTGATTCACATCTTTAAACGTGTACCGACAATAATATGTATCCGTAATATATAGTAGTTTCTCCTCACCGTCAGAAATTAAGAATCCAACATTCGGAACGTCATGTTCTAGTTCGAATGGCAATATAGTAAAATTACCTACCTTAAATTGAATCTTAGGCGTGATACACACCACTTTATGATGTTCGGCTACATATAGAGCGTCTGCAGTATCTTTTAGCATATACACGCGATGTCCGAGTTTTAATAAATCAGGCACGGCCTTGCAATGGTCGCCATGTTGATGAGTCACTATTGCACCGCAGAGATGTACAAAATTAAATCGACAATACCGCTGTATGTCTTTAAATGCTAATCCTGCATCTAGTAATAATTCATCCCCATTAGTTGAGGTTTTGATTCGGTAGCAGTTCCCTTTTGAGCTACTACCGAATGCTTGAATACTAATCACAATTAATCACCAAACATATTGACGACTTCGCCTGTTTCAGGATCTACGAATTCATTTGTAGGACCAGGTTCGATATCAATAGCTTCAGAATTTGCATTATTGGCGATTGTTTCTGCTACATCTGATTGAACATCGATAGTTTCACCTTCGAAATCAGGGGTAAGCTCGCCATTATTATCACGAATAACGGAACCATCTACAGAGATTGCATTAGCCATACTCTGCATTTCGACTGAGAGAATGCCATATTTACTTAATAACTGTTTAAGTACGGTTTTAACCGCCATCGCATCAAAGTCAGTTTTCCAAAGGCCAAACCCTTTTTTGTAAGTTTGAGAATACTTTTTAGCATGTGCTTCCATTTCTTCTTTAGTCATGTATAGGTATTGCTCGTAACCATTCTCTAATCTGAAATAGGCCAAATATCCAACAACATCATCTCCAGTAGGTTCCCCTAATTCGAATTCGCCTGTTAGTCGATTCCGTTTCTTTATTTCGCCTTCATAGATTTTAATAGCATTAATTTTTTTGTATTTGCCAGATCTAATCGCTAGCTGAATATACCCTTTGTATCCCATTTGAAATTGGGCTTCATAAATTTTCTTTTTTCCATTATAAAATGGAACAATATAAGCGAAGCCTAAATTTTGATTAATAGGAAGGTCTAATGTAGCGGCCATAATACCAGCAGTAACTACAGTAGTAGGATCTGCCTTAGTTAAGAGTTCATTATTATTAGAAACAGAAATCAAACTAGATACAAATGCTGCTGACTTCTTCCCTAGTATTTCATTGAATCGTTTTTTTATAGACTCGCTCGATACTAAAGTCTTCAATGATTGAGTTTGTAATTGTGTTTGTGCTTTCGCAATTTCTCCCATTGTGTGCCTCCTATGCTACGTCTTCACATACAGCGTGTATGTTTAATTTAGTTAAGATACTATGAATTTCTAAACGGCCTTTTTGCGTCCACTTAGTCGTGATTTTAGAATCTAAGCGCCCATCACTTCTACAGAATGTAAAGGTTTCTGATTTTGTAAACCCTTTAGCCATATGTTGCTTGTACAGAATCCATTGATCACCGACCTTACGTTGTAGACCAGCTTCATGCAAAATTTTATTTAACTCTTGAGCACTAAGGCCATAGTCAGCTGCAATTTGAGTAATCGCTAAGCAGGATTTACTTGATAGAATTTTATCTACATAATCCTTAACCGGTTTAAACTCCGCAATCTGCTGTTCTTGTTGTGCCACAATTGCTTTCGTTGCATTATGTGATTCTACCTCATCGGCATATGCTCTAAGAGCTTCAGGCAATGTCTGCGGAATCACCATAGAATAAGAACCGGTTTTTCTAATAGCAGGGATTACATCATGCGTAATCCAACGTTTGAATTCTTTGGCTTCAGGTTTTCGACTTGAAAGCACAAGATTATATAGTCCGTATTCGTTAATAGCAGCAATATCTTGTTTTCCTCCAGGGGTGTCCAGTTTAACCGACCCCCTTTCATCAGAATCTAGTCGGCTGATAGCATCTCGATACTTTGTGATTTCTAAACAATCACATACATCCTTAGCAACAAACATTAATTCGCCATCTACAGGAACAATCCGAACTTGTCCAAATCTATCATTATTAAAAATTTGTAAATCAGTCATACTTACACCTCCTTAACCACTAGTTGTGGTTCTGATTCATCAACAATGAGCTTAATGGTTTGGCTATTAACAGGAACAAACTCAGTCACCGCTTCAGCGTTATCAATGAACACCGGAGCGTTCACTTTGAAATAGCTAGTTAATGCGTTGATGATATCAAGACCTACATTTATACGTGCAGCGTTATTCATGCTGCGATACGGAACTCCCTTATAGGTAGTTTCGCAACATTCCTCAACATTGCCGTTCAACATAACATTAAACATCTTGAATCGCGCTAGTTTGAATCTCGAGTTAATAACATCTTCTAGCATATTGACCTTAGCTTTGATGAACTCATCCATTAGATATGAGGCCTCATCCAACTTTGATTTTTCCACTGCTAATTCAGCCTGCTGTGTTTCTAGTTCCGCTATACGAGTATCAATCCGTTTAGCCTCTTCGTATTTATTTAATTCAGTTTCAAGGTTAAAGCGGTGTTCTTTCGTTGTAGCAATACGTTTGTCTATGTCTGCAATTTCTTCAGAGTGATCAGTGTTAGATTCATCGAGTTTCATCTGCAACATAAACTCTTCTGCTTTTAAATCAGCATATATAGAATCATCATCAAGCACCGGCGCTGTTAGCGTTCCAATCTCATCAGTTATTGTTTGTTTGACGAGTTCTTTCGCCTTAATAAGGGCCTCTAATGTTTCAATAGGCTCTAAGCTGGCATCTCTCTTTTTAATATTCTCAATGTCTTGTTGCTTCAGTTCAATAGACTGATTGATTTCTTCTAATCGCTTAGATTTTCTAAGGTTAAAATTCGTTTCAGCTTTTTCACGTGCAGCTTGAATTTGCTCTGCAGGAAGTTTTTGTCCGCAGGTTGGACAATTCTCGTCGATATCCATTACAAATGCATCCGCATTAACCTGCTGACGTTGATGCATTAGCTCGTTAATAACGCTCTCGATATGTTGAATATCCCTATTGGATGTATCAAGACGATGCTTAGTGTTCTCAACCTTAGAAGATAGATTATTAAGCTCAGATACAACCATATCGTATTCATTCGACTTTAATGCAGATTGTTTTTTATATTCCATCTGCAGTTCACTTTCACGAGCCATCAATCGACGTTGTACATCTCTAAGCTCCGCTCTAGTATCAACAACCGCATGTCCATTCACTAACAATGCTTTGTCTTCCTCTAGAGTTTCTAGCGTTGTAGTTGCTAAGCTAATCTCCTGAATAAGAACGTCTCGAGGCGTATCAATGGTAGGTTTCCCGCGCAAGGCCTCATCAATTCGAACTGGAATCATATCCAGCTCTTTATTGATGGCGGTTTTCTTAGCAGCTACTACCTTTCGATGATCGTCTACACTATGGCCTGATAAGATATCAGTCAATGCTTTTAGCTCACTATATTCTGCAATAACATCCTCATCTGATATATCTCCGCACATCTCAAGTAATAGCTTTCTGCGGTTCTGCCAGGAATATGTTTCGTTGAAATACAACGGATTGGTAATTAATTTGAAAATATTTTCATAAACTAATGAATTTACAATCTCCTTATATTCCTTTTCTTTTTTAGGAACCCCATCGACAAAGTAGTCTGTCGTATGGCCTGTCATAGTGACCTCACCACCACGAGGGGATGAGTACTTCTCCCGGTACACGCGCTTTAATTCAACAGTGCCCCCTTCATCCAATGTAAAAGTGCCTGTGACTTCGTGATTGACTTTAGGGATAGGTTCGCCACCATCCAATGTTTTGATTTCAAAATCAGCCCTATCTAGGCTATCTTTGCCAAATAGTAACCAACACACAGAGTCAAATACAGTCGTTTTACCAGTAGCATTATCGCCACGGATTACGACATCGCCATTAATATTTATGCCAAAGGACTTTAGCCCTTTAAAATTTAGTAATTCTAATTTTGTGAGTTTCATATCATTCTCCTATACAACGGTGGCATCCACATCAATAGTATGAGGTTCAATTTCCAGTTGATTAGCCCATTGCATGACCGTCGAATTAATCTGAGCGTTCTTTTTTAGTTTTTCATTAGCAAAGAGCTTCGCCTGGACTAAGTCGAATATTTGACGTCCTTTCTTTTTGCCTTTATTGGCCAATTCTAAGCACGCAACTGGTTTCATAGCATCGTCGGTAACTACCACTATTGCAGTAGTTCCTTTCATAACCCTATCTCGGTATGATCCAACACAGTTTTTCAACCGTTTGCCTGCAGTCATTAAATCTGCTGCAGTTTTCGGAACCATAAAATGCATGCCGTTTACATCTGCCTGAAGCTGTGGAACTTCAGGAAGCATTACGTCGCCGTACTCCTGCTTGTTGTAAACATTAACTACCACATCATGAAAGTCTTTTAACTTGCAATCAGAATCCCAAACTTGGGATAGATATTCCTTTTTTATTTGACTATACATATTAACAATATCCTTAATATCTGACGATTCAGCATTTAACAGATACCTTAATAAATTGCGTTCCCCATAGCGTTTAGAAAGTCTAATCCACATATTCTTGATTTTTGAAGATTTAACCCCCATACATTCGCCAAAATGGCTAGCGTCAAATATTTTTGCAGATTCATTATCTGGATCTTTATTCCGCTTAAGAGTTAATATTGTCCTACGGTTGTTTTCATCCTTAAAGACACCTAGCATATCGGATAGTTTAACAATCATAGGGTCTTCAACCATCATGTTGCGTAATAATTTGCTATTAGGCGATTTGTGGTAAATCCGTAACGCTTCAAGAAAACCTATTCCTTTTTTAGTCATAGTTAATATTTCATCACTAAATGGAATATCACAAGCTGTGCAGCGCCAATAAAACTCGCCCCATCTAATGTTGCTTTTAATTAACTTGGTAATAGGCGGCATATCAGGGGCAGAAATTTTTAAAGCCATATTGACTAACATAGAAAGGCCATATCCTCCATATTCATCAATTGAATGCGGAATATAAACACCTTTTACCTTGTATCCACACTGTTCTGTTAAACGCTTTTCAAACTCGAGACGCAATGCTTTAAATAAATGCGCCAAACGTGATTTATTAACATCATGCACCGCATAAGATTTGCCAATATATTTAAGCACCTTCATAATTGGTCTTTCATGATCACTGATATACTCAACTGTCAAAGGATATTTGTTTTTGCGTTCATCAATATAAACAGCCTGTTTATTTTTAAAGTCAAATCGCAAAATTTCTTTGTAAGAGCCGTCCTTTGATGTGCCATCCCAATATAACCGGATGCCTTTATATCGTATTCGTAAGTCAATGAAGTTCTTATAACTTAGAACGTCAATCTGCATCTCTTCAGGAACCACTTCATGTTCACTGTTGGCCAATAAAACTTTGTGCATAAATGGGTTAGAATGAATGCCACAATTTGGGCAAGTATAGTACTTAGCCGCAGTATAATATCCTCTTCCCATATTGTATTTTCTATTCCAACTACCACCGAACGTATGTCCACAATCACAGTGATGGATTGTGGTGTACGAAGCATCATAACCCTTTTCAATTATGATGCTATCGAACATTTTACGGATGTATAAACTTGACACAGTTTCCACAGAACGCCACCGCCTTAATCGTCGAACATGGCAAAGATGTTCGAATTTTCTTCTACACTAGGCTCAACCGTTGGTTGCGTTTCATCTGCAGCTGGTTTGCTATCTGGTGCAGATTCTTTAGCGGTTTTAGTCTTACGTGTACGCTTTGGCTTTTCTTCCTTTGCCGCATCTTCTGTTTTTCCTTTAGGCGTAGCTGCCTTAGGGGGCTCTACCACATCAAAGGCTTTTACAATCGCATTGGATGCTTTCATAACCCATTCTGTGTAAGCAATACCAGCTTGGTATTCTTCAGCGTTACCAGGGTCCATTTCAATTGCCTTTTGTAATATGTCTAGCGACTTTTTACATATGTCTGCTTGGCTTTTAAATTGTTGCTTAGCCATATTTAAGCCTCCTTCTCTGCCATGATGGATTTCAAATCGGTGATAAGATCATCTGTCAAAGAGTCACTAGATGGACGAGTAACACCATGCTTGCTAAAAATTGCAAGTGCTTTTTTTGCTTTTACCCCATCTTCGCCCATCCATTCACGGAATTCCTTATAAAAGGCTTTTTTATCTACAGGTTCAGGTGTTACATCTAACGTGTTTTCAACTTCCTGCGCAGGCGCATCTTTAGGCTCAATTTCTTCCTGTTGTGGCGTCCGCTCTTCTTTTGGTTCAACAGGTTCTGCGTCTAATGGCTGCACTGGAATATCATCAGATGTTTGTTTTTTAGCAACCTTTTTGACATCCTTCTTGTCAGGCTGCTCGCGTTCAACACACTTTTTAAATTCTGCATTGAGCGCCTCTTCAGCAAGTTCAAGGCTCTTACCGTTAGCAGGTCGCACTTCGACAATAGGCATATCGGAAGTCTCTGAACAACTACCGCAGCATTGATGATTTAAAGTTGCATTCCATTCCGCGATCTGCAATGCCAAATCTTCTATGTTATTAAAGTTAATAGTTAAAACGTTTTTATTTTCCATGATAGTTTCTCCTTTAGAATTTAAACAGTAATTCATCATCCACTAATTTCCCTTCAACAATTTTGGAAATTCCAATTTGTTGAAGTTTTTGAATTACACTACGACTTTTGGATATATAAATAGTGTTTCTTTCAATTTGTACTGCTGTTGGTTTAATTACATATGGCTCTGTTGCAATCGCAGGCGCCACACAAATGACTTTATTAT